AGCTTGTTAGGCAGCCCGCCGTTGGCCAGTGCAGAAACCAGCGCATCGAGCTTTGCCATGTAGTCGCGAAACAGTTGCGACGGGCGCCCAGCACTATCCGTGATCGGAAACGAGGGATCGAATTTGGATTTTGTCGGCAGTGTCATGATTTAGCCAAACGATCTTTCATCTCTTCTCGCATTCGATCCCGCTCGGCTACGATGCTCTCTTCCCAAGAGACCGGGCGGCCTTCTATAATGCTTTCTCCCCACGGAACGGGGCAGCCTTCTATAACTATACCGCTGTCCAAATCAGTTAGGCGGAATCGTGTTGTCGGCCTCACGCTGCTGCTGTCCTCTACTCCGTACCATTGCTCGTTCACGGCACCACCTCTCTAGGATCGCTCGACATCGTCGCTCCCAACAATCCGCGATAGACGGGATCGGTAATATCGATCCGCCAGCGTACCCCTGCAGGCCCGGATTGTCCCCGGTTCTTGACGGAAGCCCGCGAGGGCTAGACCTTGCCTTGCGGCGCCAGCGAGCGGATCGAAGGCACGTCAAAACTTGCACCGCCGTTCTTGGAACACGATATCGCAACATTCGGATTGATCGCGCCTGCGGGCGCGGTGATATCGGTGACCAATCCGCCCGACACGTAGGCGTTGACGAATTTTGTGCCTACCAGCTCGATATGCGTCGTGTCGATCACCGTCATCGGATAGGTGCCGTTCGCTTCGACCGTGCCCGTAACGCCCACCACTTGCGCCTCGTCGCCGGTTTTGGCCTGCGACGTCTGGTTGACCGTGAGCCGTACTACGCCGCCATTGCCCGATGCCGCGCCCAGCACAATCATCTGGTAGTTACCGACGTTCTGCGCCGTGCCGAACACGAAGTCGAAATCCGCGCGCGCGATACGCAGCTGCTGCGGAAAGTCGCGCACCGGTCCGGATTCAATCCGGAACAGCTGGAACGCGCCGTTCTCGGTGAAGCTGGTATCGTCGTGAAACAAGAGATTTCCCGATTGCTGATCGCCAACCAGCCATTTATTGAATGCCGGATGGCCGCACGTCGCGCGCCATCTGCCGTATTGTCCGGCATTGAGTGATTGCCGCTCGTTCCACTTTTTGGTCGACAGGTTGAATTCCCAGGACCAAGCCGGCGATGAGATATGCCAGAATTTCTTGCCGCCGACCGAATAGCAGCCGGCCTCGATTAAACTGCAGGCCTTGACTTGCGCCTCGATCAGCCGGTCAAGATCGGATGGCGAAACCTTGATCGGCGCCAGCGAGCCCGGCGTCATCCAGTACACGCCGAAGTCTTGCGCCACCCACATCAATTCGGAAAATCCGGTCTCAAAGCCCGCAATCGCCGCCGGTTGAACCAGCCCGAATTCCAAAACCGTGAGCCGCGCGTAGGGAAAGTTCGGCGCGGCGTTCGCGGCATCCTGCCAGACTTCGCAGCCTCCGGTCGTGAACAGCAGCAGCAGCGCTGAGAACGGAATCCCCCGCAACAGCGTCACGTCGGCTTTGGACTGGCAGGTGATATAGGTCAGCGCGTTCATGTTGAGCGAATTCAGCGCGGTCGCAAACACCCGGCCGTCGCCGATGGTGAAGAAGAAATATCCATCCTGGTTGCAGACGGAATTGGGTTGCGGCAGGTTTCCCAGCCCGTTATAGGCGAGCGGTGCGCCGGCAAACACGATGCCGGGAGTGCCGGCGCCGCCTACCATGAAACCCGTTGCCGGGTTATAGGTGACGGTCTCTGATCCCGTTCCGGTCACGACCGAATTGAGCGAGGTGGCGTTGCCGATGAAACCCGCCTGCAGGATCGTCAGAACACCTGCAATATTCGTTGCCGAAATACTGGCGGCAATCAGTTGCGCGTTGGCATTGATCAGGGCTTTGAGCCCGGCCGCGACACTCGTTGCACTCTCGCCTGCACCCAAAACATAGGTCACCGTAACCGGAAAGCCCGCGATCTGCGAATTGACGAACTGGATATTGACCGTATCCGCCGCGACGAATGAAGCTCCCGCGATAGTCGCCGCGATCGCGGCATTGGTGAGCGCGGCCGTATTGAGAATATAGGCGCCATTGTCGACGTCGACCGCGATCACGTCGGGGTTGGCGGCCTGGTCGCGCGCGATCGAGACTTTCTTGGTGCCCGGGAAATTGCCAAGCGAAGTGACGTTGCCGCCGGCATCTACCGTGGAAGCATTATTGAAAAAACATTCGTAAGCAAGGTTCTTGACCAGCAACCCGCCGCGGTAGCCCGCTTGCGGCGTGAGCGCGTGTTGCGAAAGTCCGGAAGATCCCCGCCAGACTTGCGGCGCGGGCGCGGAAGGTTTTGCCGGTTCGCCCAATGGTTCGGCGTAGCAGTTGATCAGCCGTCCCGCCCCTTCCTGCGGATTGGCGCCGGGAAAGGACGAGAGTGGGAACGGAATCGGCGAAGGGCGCGGCATCAGAAATTCATGATCCGCAGCGGCTCGTAAGTAGGTCTCCCCCGCGACATGATCTTGAGGGATTGCGCCGCCGTCCCCGCGCCGATCGGCACTTGTCCCGCCCCACCCAGGCCCTTGTTGACCTTGTCGATGAATTCCTGTCCGACCAGGCCGAACTTGGAGGCGCATTCGCCGGCGACGATATCGGCGAGATCGGAAAACCACGCGCCGGGGATGTTGGACGGGTCGGGGATGTAGCTGATCTCGAGGCCGGCGAGTTTGCGGAAGATGGAATCCAGCTTCTCGTTGACCCAATTGAAATCCTCCGGGTCGATCGGCTGCCCCGCCGCCAAGACGCCGAGATTGGCGAGTGCCTCGGTGACAAGATCGCTTGACGATCGATACGGGGAATTGATGGCCATGTGCTAGGCCGCCCAGGGCAGCTGGTTGATGCCGTGGTTGATCCAGAGCGCAGCCAACTGCTCCTTGGAGAGTTCGTCGGCTTTCGCCAGCTCATAGAGTTTCGGCATGAACAGCGTCGAGAGATATTGGTAGTCGTCATGGCCGACTTCGCACGCTTCCCGCAAGGGCGATTCCTTGGCGAAGCGACCTATCAACTGATCCGTGGTCTCGATTGCGGGATCATCCTTCAGCCAGCCGACCATGTAGGCCTTGTAGCCGTCGGCTGTGGTGGGAAGCGAGGCCGCATCGCGTTTCGGCTTGGCGTTGCCGACCGTGAAATGCTTGTTCGTTCGCGCGCTCTCGATCAGGTTGAGGTTCGCCTTTTCGCGCTCGCTGCCGGTGGCATGCCCGGTGATTTCTTTCGGTACGTTGGCCGCAAACGTGTGCCCCGCCCATTTGATGGTAACGGGATCGAGCGGGCCCGGGACATAGGTGATGGTTTCCGTGACCGGCTCGGCGGTCAACAGATCGTGGTCGTCTTGATTACGCGCTGTTCTTGCCATGATGGCTCCTTCTGGTTTTCGAAAAATGAAATGACGGCTTCACCCGATTAACGGCTCATATGGTAGTGGCCCGTTCAAGGCCCCGTCTCGCCCGCCGCGGCATCGGATGCGTGTTTGACCGGAGGGCCGTCAGCCTCGCCGGTGGAGTCTGGGCGGGACGGTAGATGGAAGATTTGTGGACAATGATCGGCGGAATTTGCTGGGGCACCTGTTCGGTTATTTGGCGGCTGAGGTTGTTGGCCCATCAAGGTTGCGCCAGTGCGTAAACATCTTACTGTCCTTGATCTTCTTCACTTCCATTTCGCGAGCCGCCGCAACATTTACGAGATGGGCACCGTCGCATGGATTCCAGAGTACTGTTCGCACGTCAATGTCGTCATAGCGAAGCGTATCGATTGGCCTCCAAGCATCCGTCGCGTAATCTGAGACGAGTGCCTTAGCCACGGAATCAGAAAACGACGTGCCATCCCAATATACGCCGCCGCTATTCTCACGTCGTAGATCCACCAGAATGCGAACGTGCTCCGTTTCCAATAAATTCCAGAAATGAGCGACGTGATCGGCCATCGGTGTCTCAGCTGCCATGTTCATCTCGCAAATCCCATTAGCTCTCTCTGATCGCCACGGTTAGTACAGTCCGCTCGATTTGTCGAGGCCCAAGCGCCGGACTTCCGAACCCAATTCCGCAGCGGTGGGATCGTTCGGCTCTTTCCGCATTTCCGCGGCGTCATTGTACTGCAATCCGCTTTTGTTCGTCCCCTGCAGTCCGCCGCTGCCCACGCTCTCACGTGTGTAGCCTTCGAGAAAGGCCTTGCGCGGCGAGAATGATTTGTAGCCGTCGGCGTAGACAACATAGAAGTCGCCGCGCACAGGCTGATAGCGAACCCACATATCGGCTGGCAATGTAATTGCCGCATAGCCGGGTTCGACAAACGCCACTTTGCAAATCACGCGATCTGCCATCGCGATTTCCAGCGCCCACACTCGCTTGTGACTCACATACCGCGGCATTTCCATCGATGCGCCAGTGTCTTTCTCGTGTTCGTTGTCGGACGGATGCATAGTTCAACCTTTCCTCGTTGATCGCTTGGGTGAAGCATCGGGATTGCGGGGTGACCGCACCGCTGCCAACGCAGGCCGCAGCGGTGCGGTGAAACGATCCTTACTTTTACATATCGTTGTTGGGAACAAACTCGATCACACAAGTCACGGCGCCCGCGGTCGCCGCGACGCCGGCCTGCGCATACTTCGCCCACAGCGTAACGTCGGCCGCAGAAGTCGCTCCAACGCCGAGGCCTACCGCCGTCGTCAGATGGTAGACGCCAGGCGTGCCGGCCGTGATGCCGGACGCCACGAGCTCGTTGGCATTGGCCGCGGTCGTGCCGAAGGTGACCGTGTTGGTGGTGGACGCATTGAACGCGGTCGTCACATGGCAATCGATCGCCTTGACGAACTCGTTCTTGCCGAGTGCGCCGAACATCTGACCAGAGCCGATATTCGGA